ATTGGAGCGGCTATTTGGAAGCCTTAACCCAAGCCAGCAGCTCTTCCGCAGCCGCGAGCAACTCTTCTTTATTCTGGGGTTGGGCATAGCTTGCCGCGATGGTCAGGCACTGGAGGCGAATGCTCCATTGCTCTGGCAGTTCCCCGCAAGACTCAGCCTCGGAGTCGGGTTGGATATGGGCTGTAATGTAGCGATGGATCGCAGACCTTGAGACCTTGTAACCCTGCTCAGAAAACCAGTCCACATGATCGTTCAAGGTAAGCCCCGGCTGGTCAGCACACAGTGCCAAAAAGCTGTTTCGGATCTCGCTAGGAATCTTTTCAAGTGACAGTGATCTGCCCATAGGTAACGTCCCTCAACCAGTTGATCTGGAGTCTACTTTAATTCGACTGATCTGGGTCGAGGTCCAGGCGGCATTGGCGACGGTCGATCTCTCTTTTATGTACGCGGTCCAGTAGCTTGTAGATTCCGCGAACGCTCATCTTGTGAAGGCGTGCCAGTTCTGAATGGTTGTTGCCGTTGAACTGGTGGTAGATCTTCATATCGCGAGCAGCCAACTTGAAGAAGTAGTCCTTCGGGATGGTGACCATCTGGCCGCCCCAGTGGGTGGCCAGCCAGTCGGCCAGGGCGGTGCCGGCTTGCTCGGCAACGTCCTGCTCGATGCCGTGATCCTTGAGCACCACCTCGGTGTGTTTTGCGATGTCGGACAGCAGCTCGTGGCGCTGCTGCTCCATGTGCGGGCTTCTGCTCATTGCAACTCACTCCTCATTTTCTCGGCCTGCTCTGGGGTGATCAGCTTCAATGCCTCGTCACCATTGATCCGGGCCAGCTTCTCGAAGTAGTCCGCCGGGCGTCCTGGGCCGTTGCTGCTCCGCCGTGAGCGGTCGGCCTCGGCCGCTGCTGCTGTTGCCTGGGCATCACCCGCGAGGCCGTACACAACTGCGCGCAAGTAATGGTGGTTATCCAGCGGTAGGGTCAGTTTCTCGCGGGCGCTGAGCATCTGCTCGATGCCCATGGCCCACAGGGTTGGTGTGGCGCGACGTGTATCAGTGGTGCGGGCATCGCGGGTGACGGTGCCGGGCGTTACCAGGGCCAACAGATCCTCGACCAGGCGAATGGCCTTGCTGGTGCGCAGCGATCGCTTGGCCGGGCTGAAGAGCCGCAGGTATTGGAGTACTGCTTTGCCGAGCTTTGGCTCCATACCTGCGAACAGGGCCGCCAGGCGCTTTCCCTCGTCGTCGGCCATGCCAGCCTCAAGCGGGAACTGCTCACCGCAGCATGGGCAGGTCAGTTGCATGAGGATCGCCCCCATATCCCCGCGTCCCGCAAACCATCCAGTACGCCGAGCACAATGGCGCTTCCGACGCCGGTGATACCAACCCACTTAAGGAAGTACAGCGTAGCGATGAGCGTCATCAAAGATCTCCCACATCTTTATCGATGTCGGCCCAGGACTCCTTCTCGCGCCGTTCCTTACGTAAAGCAGTGATCACTGCTTCCAGCATTGGAACCTTGCGCTCCCAGCCGTGCGGCATGTCTTCCAATACCGCTGCTCGCTCTGCGCCCTGGTAGCCCAGCTCGTCCAGCAGGCCATCCAACTCGGCCTTGAGGTGCTGCTTTTGCTGCTCGACGTGCAGGGCCGCGATCAGCGCCTTGTAGTGCTGGGGCTTCTTAAGCCAGGCACAGCGCTCGATGCCGAACATGCGCTTGGCGATCGCATCAGCGTATGACCAGGGCAGCTTCATATCGGCCAGCAGCGCCTCGATCTTGGTGATCTCGGCGTCCAGTTTCTTGAAGTTGTGCGGCTTGCCCTTGGCCTTGTTGCTGGGCTTGGGCTTGAAGCCGAGGCGCTCGAACTCGCGCAGTACAGCGCCCACTTGCCGCGGCCCCAGCTCCGTTGACGATCTGACGCCAGCGACGCGGGCAAGCAGTGCGCGGTATGCGCTGTCGTCCATATTCAGTTGCTGACGGGCGATGTGGATCTTGGCAGTGTTGGCGCGGCTGATCATGCGCTGGCTCTCCCGATCGCGAGCGGCTTGGCCGAAGCGCCAATAGCTGTATGCAGCTGCGCCTTCCGGCCTGCTGCGAATCCGGCGTCTGATGCGCACTCGTCGCTTGATTTGAGTTTGCGGCGCTTCATCTTTGCCGTTTTGAGGTTGGGGTAATGCTTCTCCATGTACGCCCTGATGGCCTCCTCGATGTTCTCGTCTACCCCCGCGAACTCGTCGACTTTCATATATACGGCGTCGATCCAAGCATGGGCGAAGGCGTCGCCGCGCGTGACTTTGGTGGACCGCTTGCAGCGCTTCAGCGTGCTCACGTAAGCCTTGCGGGCTTTTTGGCACTGGCGCTCCAGAACCTGAAAGGCATACCCCGTCAGCTCTGGCGCAGCGCCACATCCGACGAAGGTGAACTTCGCGCCCTCAAACCAGCCGGTTTTAATGATCATGTTGGAGCCGAAAGCATGGGCGCAGACCTGAGCCAGGCGAACTCGCCATGCCGGCGGCTCACCATCTGAGCCCGCCAAAACGGTTGATTCGCTGGCCATGCTCGCCAGCACATCGCCCATCTCGACGTTGTAGGCTTCCATCATCTTGTGAGCCTGACGCAGGGCAATCTCGGCTTCGTTGGCATTGGCGTTCTTGCCCTTCGCCATTTCCAGGCACTTCTTGATCTTCTCCAGTGCGCGGTCATGGTCCATATCAAGCCCCCGCCAAGTTCAGGTTGATCTGCTCATAGCGGTCGTCGCCGATGCGTCGGTAAACGCGGATATAGACCGCCTTGCCGTTCACCTGGATGGAATCCCGCAGGGCTTCCATCGCGGTCTTCCAGTCTTCGTCGTCGATTTCCAGGCGCATCAGGTCGAGTACGTCGTTGGTGCGGATCTCGCCGTTACGGCCGGTGAATGCGCGGTCGACCAGGGCCATCAGGTGGCGATCAGCACCAGCGCTCCATTTGCGGATGCAGGCGTAGATCAGTTCCTTGGCTGCGAGGATCTCTTCGGTGAAGCTGAGGCGGTTGGCCAGCGCTCGCTCGATCTTGAACTCACCGTCGTAAGTGGTGATCGACACGTTGCCTTTCTTGCCGCCGAGCTTCACCCCATAGCGCTCCAGCGAAATGCTGATCAAGTCTTCGATATCGGCGAGCGCCTTGGCCTTGAACGCGGTCATCGAATCGCTGATGGCCACCGCCTGGGCGGCCAGATCGCGGGCCACGTTGTCGCGCAGCTTGTCCTGTTCGCGCACCTGGTGCTCGGGTACCAGGTGGCCTGCGGCGTTTTTGACGAAGCCGTCAGGGATTTGCTGTATTGGCGCGTTCATCAATGCACTCCTCGGGTCTCTTTGGCCCGCTTTACGTTGTGGTGGTAGTTGGCCGCCAGCTCATCGAGTACGGCTTTCACTTGCTCGGGCTGGTTCGCTATGTGGGCCTGAACTGCCTTGTGCAGCATCGGGATGAGATAGGTCCGGTAGCCCTCAAGCTGGCACCAAAGGTCAGTTGCTTGCTGGTTGGCGCGTTCCAGGGCGAGCCGCAGCTCGCCCTCGGAAAGCAGCTCAGGGTTGGCGAACGTGATTGGCGCTGAGACGTACATTTCGCTGCTCATCAATGCACCCTCCCAATCAGCCCAGCCACGCGAGGCTTGCCGACTACCCACTCGATCTCGCAGCCCAGCAGGTACGAGCGGCAGCGGACGAAGTGGCCGGGGGTGCGTTCCAGCGTCATGCCGCTGCGGCCCACGCGGACCATGTGCAGCGGCTGCTCGCACTCGACGACCAGGAACGGCCGCTCGCCCTCGACGGCTGTGAACTTGACGGAGCAACCATGCGCACGAAGCTCGCGGCCCACCTGATTGGCCAACGCGAGGCACGCCTTGACCTGGTCGGTGAACACCTTGCTCTGATGCTTCTCTTCAAACGGAATCAATGCACCCATCTCACACCTCCATCACGATCTGGCCAGTGACAACCGGCTCGCCGAGATCCGCAGCAAGGTTCATCGCAGCAGTCATCAGGTTGCCGATGGCCAGCGGGTAAAGCAGGCTCAGGGTTTTGTTGCCGACGTTGTGCTGCAGGCGCTCGCAGATCGCGCTGATACCCTCCGCGTTGATCACCTTGTCCAGGTCAACACCCACCCGACCGAACCGGAAGCGCAGGAAAGTCTCCAGCTCGGCTGGCGGGATTGCCCCCAGTTCCACGACTTGCAGGCGCTGCACCACCTCTCGCAGCTCTGGATTGCGCTCGTTGAGCTTTCTGGTAAGCAGCTCGGGCTGGGCGATAAGCACAATGCTCACCAACTTGCTGAAACCTCGCTCCAGCTCCCGCAGGCGCTTCAAATGCTTCAGGGTTGTGATCGGTAGGCTGTGCGCCTCCTCCAGGATCAACAGGTGGCGCATGCCAGACTCGGCGCTACCCTTTAATGCAGCGACCATCTGGTCGAAGCGGGCCTGAGGAGAACTCTTTCCCGACTCCAGAGGTTGCACCACCGACGTAATCGCCTCGGCGATGTGGGTGCTCTTCAGGGTCTTACCCTTCGTATCGTTCTCCTCGCTGGCCAGTACATAGGGCTCGATCACCATCACGGGGGCGTCTTCGGCCTCCAGTCGTGCAACCAGCTCGCGGCGCAGCGTAGACTTGCCCGCGCCTGACTCGCCAACCACAGCCAGAAAACCATCATGCCGCGCTACCTGGTACATGCACTCACGGACGTAGCGAATGTCCTGGGACACGTACATATCATCAGCGCAGGTAAGGTCGTCGAATGGGTCGCGCGGCAGAGCAAAGGCGCGGCGAGTGGCTGGCATTAG